CTAACTCCACTTATCTTCAAATTTAAATAGACACATTATTGGAGTTATCAGTAAGAAAAAATCTAACCAATTTAGATAATTCATAATATAGGATATAATACCAGCCATAACGAAAAGGTACAAAGCTGTACGATATCCTCTCTTTGGGTTTTTATCAGCCTTAGTGTTAAAAATAATGTACACACAACAAATTGCAATGAGTATAAGTTGAATCATAGTTTCATTTAACATATTAACATCCATTCCTTTTTTTAACTATTTTGGGGGCCTCAATCCATAAACTACAAAGCCACCTACGATAGCCCCCCTGTTGCGCAAATCAATTAAGCTTGAGGGCCCCCAGCAATACAGGATTGTCCTGCCTGAAATGCACCCGACAAGGCTCCTAAAAGCACATCTCCTCCCAATCCACCTCCAGAAATATTACTTAATTCTTGATTATTTACTATTTTGTAATTAAACATAATTTCTACTACTTTCTATTGCCAAATATTATCAGCAATTGCAGTAAAAGCGCCACCAAGTTTAGCTCCAGCCCAAGCACAGCCAGCAGTCATAGTCCATACGGCACCACCAGTAATGACTCCTCCTACCGTACACACAGCAACTCCGATACCCGCTCCATAGGCAGCTCCTTTTCCTACTGCTCCCAAATCAGTTCCTCCCTAAATGCTAGCCAGCATTTCGGTATCCAAAACATCAAATTGAGTCGTTGTTTTTATTTCCATGAGGGATACCTCCATATTAATATTTATTATTTTTGCCGGATTGCAATTTTGACATGTTTAGTATATCATAATAAATACTAGTTTTACAGCAAAATCTTTAAATGTACGATTTTCATCACGAAACGTACTTTTTTCATGATTTGTAACCATTCATGATTAAAAATATGCCGTTAAAAAAGGTGTCAACTAATTTTCAAATCCAAAAATACCATTCAAGATATTATATGCTCCATTTAAGATTTGAACGATTTTTCTACCTATTTTTTGTCATAATGATCTTGTAAATAACAAGAAAGGTTTTGACAAATGACATCTTACAAACGAACCTTTGTCCCTCAAATCGACGCTAGAGACTGTGGAATCGCCGCTTTAGCCTCTATTACCAAGTTTTATGGTTCTGACTATTCCTTAGATCATTTGCGAGAACTAGCTAAAACAAATGAAGAAGGAACGACCGCTCTTGGTATCGTCAAAGCAGCCAAAGAAATAAGTTTTGAAACAAGAGCCATCAAAGCTGATATGGGCCTCTTTGAAATGGAAGACATACCTTATCCCTTTATCGTTCATGTTAATAAAGAGGGCAAACTACAACACTACTACGTTGTCTATCAAAATATAAAAAACCATCTTATCATTGTGAACCGCATCCCAAATGTTAGACAAAAAATATTAGCTTCTAAAAATTATATAGTGGGAAAAATCACTGTAGGAATTATGAAGCCTATTTAATTGTTTACCTTTGACAGATCATGAGATTGTACAAAAGGTTCTCTTCTACTCTCAAGACCTCAGTGAGCATAATGACTCTATCGACTCTTACTCCTTCATTTTCAATGGAAAAAAACCATCCATAGACTCATCAAAGCAAGGATAGATTTCCTTAACTCACTACAATTCACAAAAAATCAAAGACCCCACCAAACTTTCGTTTGGTGGGGTCTTGGTGGGAAATGAAATCATTTTCCACCCTATTTCGCTTTTTGACATTGCTCAAAACCTTGCTACGCTGGGATTTCGCAATGTAATTGCGTACCCTTATTATTTAAGAGTAACTGATTTGTGTATTATAAATAGGCGCTAATAAACTAAAAACCCTATAAAATAAGACTTTATGCGAGACAAAACACATCTACTTCTTATCATAAAAATACAAAAGTTTACTACTTATGCCCCTTTTTTGCCCCTCTTTCACTTGACTTTCGCGTGAAAAATCACGCGTAAACAGACCAACATCACTGTCGGCCTGCTCAAGTCCGTCGGAGCGGAAATTTTCGAGATTTTCCGTTTTGGTGGCAATTATTTATCGTGATAGCCGTATTCTATCTCAGCTTGCCACCTTAACTCTGCGGCTTTTTCTATATGTCGGCTACTGCCAAGATATTTAGATTTCTTATCGACATTGATATAGGCCACATACCTATTCTTCTCCTTGTTGAAGTACACACCGCGAATGCCTGTCGTGCTCTTAGCGGTAGGGCGTGTTGTTTTCAAACTTTCAGGGTCTCGGATAGCATCCATGTAGTCCTTGGATGCGCCACGACGACAGCCGCAGGAAGTGTAGTTCCGGATGTCGTTATTACTTAAAACTAGCTCATTTCCACAGTGTTGGCAGACACACTTCCAGTAGACACGCTGATTAGCCGAATGGGAACGGCTAATCATCTTAAAATGCTCCGTTTCGGTTCCTGTCAAATCTTTGAAACGTTCACGCCTCTTTTCACTATTTAAACAGCCACAAGATTTGGTTAAACCGCGTTTTAATCGGTGTCCAAGTGCGTGATAGAACTTCCCGCAGTCACATTGGCAGAGCCACTTGATTTCGCCTTTGGCAGACCTCGTCCCGTCATCTTTAATGACGACGAGACGATTGAACCTCTGGCCGATTATATTTTCTCTCATCGGATATTCTCTAGATTCTGCTCGATCCACTCAAGACGATTTCTGCAGCCTGATGGGATTGGTCGAGGGTCGCGAGAATAGTTTTTGAATCTCATTTGAAGCATGTAGGAGCCGCCTCCTAGGCTACTGCTTTCTAAAGCTATTTCTAAGTATGCGTTAGCGATGTAGTTCCCGTCTGCCGTGTACATTCTGCCAGCACCGCTTATGATGTCCTCTCTACTATTCTCGATCCATTTCAACAGTTGCTGTTTCTTAAATTGGTCATAATAAGCAGGAAAAGTCATATTCATTTTGAGTGAATTAGAAAGATAGTATTGATCCTGAGCCTTCCCAATCAACGCTAGCTCAAAATCTTCAAATAAGCAGTCAAGCATAGCGTTGACCCTTGCTGCTCCTATCTTCTCGATAGAGGTTTCACCGCTCTTGAATCGTTGCCAGTTCGCAACCATGAATTTGATTCGAGGAAGCTTATAGAAATCATTCTCATAGCGGAAATATCGTTCCACATATTCCAAAATCAAGTCTTTTATGTCGTTGTTGATTTTCATTTTAGTTTCTCCTTTGATTTTAAATTAAGCAAGTACGCTTTTTGGATACCATTTAGCAGAAGTTCCATAAGGTGTCACGATTTCTAATTTCACAGCCTTGTCAGTTTCTTCAAGCAAGCTGTTGATGCTGATAGAACGAACGGACATGAAAGCCAAATCTTTCTTGTTGCGACCGTAAAATTCTTTCTCAGCGAACCATTTCTTCACTCCTTGGAATTTCACGTTAGAAGATTGGAAGAAGTAGAAATCATCTGCCATGTTTTGGCGTTTAACTACTTTCCAAGCTAATTTCAAAGCTTCTGAGAAAGTTACATCGTTCTTTTCGTTTTTGAAGATTTTCCATGCCAATGTCATAACTTGTGATTTCATTTTGATTTCTCCTTTTGTCTTTATTTATCTTACAAGACTATTATATATCTTTTAAGATAATTTGTCAACACCTTTTATCAACTTTTTTAATTTTTTTTAAAAATATTTTTGACAAACAAAAAAGCCCCAGCCTTTCGGCCGGGGGGTAGATTAAAATTTAAGAAAAAATATTTATTTTTCGCAGTTTCCGCTGCGTTTACATTTCAGTGGCATCGACCAGATAAGCATCTTCTACCCACTGGTCAGATTGAGGGTGATTGATGCGTGACCAACCGTTGACTTTTTCGTAGACTCGAACTCGAGTCCCTGCAGGCAGAAATTCTTTGTCCGGACTAGCAGAGTTAGGGGCGGATTCTACCCAATAATCGTCTGACAAACTTGCCTCATAGTAAGGCATATCAGAGTTTGCTAGCGGGGTGTTTACATCCAGCTCGTGCTCAAATTGAGATGTAGCCGCCTGTTGGATAGTTGGCGCAGGCTGTGTTGGTGCTGGTGCACCTGTGTAGCGATAAGCATAGATGTACGGACATCCGTTGTACTCCCAAATTTGGTCATGGTTGTTGACAGTGATCCCGTTGTATCCATAATTACAATGGATGATGTTTTCCGCGTCCACAAAGATACCAGTGTGTCCGCCTGCGCCTGTACTGTAGCCACGTTGCCCCCAGATGAAGACATCTCCTCTCTGGGCATCCCAACCTTGGTTTTCGGCGATAAGCTGATAGCCATTTTGAGTGAGCCAGTCGTGCATATACTCTGTATTGACTGCCCAGCCGTTGTCAGACGCTCCTGCTGAGCGCAGGGCAAAGTAAACAGACGAGCTACAGTCATAGCTTGACGGGCCATTTCGATAGTCCATGGAGTAGGTCACAGCCCCCTCACGAGCAGCCATCCATGCGATTGATTGTTCGACGTTAATTGCCATTTTATTTTCCTTTCAAATTTTCAAAGACCGCAAACCAAAAATAAGTCGCAGCAAAAGCAAATAGAGCAAGCTTCAGAGCCTGCTCTTTTATATTATTTATGAGGCTCATCATAGCCTAAAGCTCGCTTGCTATCGGATAGCCCAGCAGTTGTCGGGGCTGTGACCACGCCCAAAATGACCAGAATCAGGACGAAAGTATTGACTCCTGATTGGATATTGCTAGGCACGTCCAGTCCGAATTGCTGGAGCATGAGAAACACTGCAGCGATTAAAGCTGTGAGTGTTGCCTTATTTTTAAAACGTAATTTAAGATTGATCATTGATTTTCCTCCACAATTGGTAATTCCGAAAATTTTTCGTACAAAAGCTTGATAGCACCATTGCCGCCAAGCTCAACATAGCTCTCGTAAAGACGGGACAGTTCTTCCAGCTCATGCTGGGTAGTCTGGCCACGCCTCAACGCTTTTTTTAGATTTTCTTGTAATCGAAAGCGCTGAAGTCGCTGTAAGCCTTTTTGGATCAGGTTTAGATCCTGATTGTTCCTATTCCCGATATTTTGGATATTTGTCACAGACTCTTTCAGGTCGCCCAAATCTTCAGCTAAGGCTTCGATTCGTTTGTCTGTTTCCTTGCTGTTTTGATTGCTGCGATAACTAAAATAGCTGGGGATAATCACAACTAAGACAGGCGTGAGTTTATCCACAAAGTCTATTAAATGGTTCACATGTCACCGCCTCCTATTTTGAGGCTGGCTTATCCGAATTGCCGATATTCGACATTTCTACCAGCTCAGCCACCTTAGCACGATAGCGTTTTGGGACTTCTTCAAGGGTGATCCACCCTAAATCAACTTGCATTGCGAAATAATTTGTCATCATTGCTGATCCTCCTTTAATTTTGATCTTGATTTGATTGATTAGACGATTCATGTTCTTCCTCCTCGTCTGCGCCGTTATTGGCGATAATTTGATTGAGCGTGAGCGTGACTGTTTTAACAAGTCGACGATTCTCGTTAGCAGCCTCTTCTGCTCTTGCGATAGCTGTTTCCATTTTAGCCATCAAGGCATTTGAGGCCTTAATAGCTTGATCCATCTCTTCGATTTTCTGGACAGACTCGGCCATGGCTCGATCTGAGAATTCAGACTTAAAAAGAGCTTCCAGAGCTAAATTAATTAGCTCTTTTTCGCTTTTGTTCGCATGGTCGCCAAGCACACGCTCTGAAAAGGTCGCGTAACCTGCGGAGGTGGACGCGATAGCGATTTCGGTGTGCGAAATCTTGTTATCATCGTCATAAATTGGATATTTCCCTACTACAGTCCAGTTTCTCATGGCTCTACCTCACTTTCTGGTGCTTCTTCTGCGCGTGGTTCGTATGCTTGCAATTGCTTTTCAAAATCCACGTTCCGCTCTAAAGCTTGCTGCAGTTGAGCTTGTAACTCTTCTTTTTCAGCTACAAGCGTTGCGATTCTTAATGATTTATTAGCGATTTCGATCGCTAAATTATTTTGTATGCTTTCGTTCATTTTTTCTCCTTTTATCCTACGTTCCGAACGATGTCCCAAGCGTTCTTCCTTGCTCTGATTAAGTTTTTCATAGCATCTGTCATCGTGACTTGACCGCTGGCTGCGTGATTTAAGATATTCCAAATCGCAGCTACGCTTTCCTCAAGCCGAATAAACTGCGTCGGGCTATCTGTGTCTCCTTTTGTGTTACGAGGCACAACAAAGTGTCGCGCCCAAATTTCTGAGTTTTTGTTCCAGACGCCGGGCGTCATCGCTTGCGTCACGACACTAAAATTCCAGCCATCATCACCCTGCGCGTGTCTCATGTAATTATAGTCTCCAAACTGGTAGATTTTATCGACACTGTTGTTCGAATTGTTATCAATCACTAGGCCAGCGAAAGAGACCGATTTCCAAGCGTTGGTTCCGTTTCGGTTACTACCGATGATGGTACGACCGTGATTCTGGCCGTTTTCCACTTTGTTTTCGTAGCGGATAAATTGAGTTGGATAGCCTGCCAAGACCCGCTTGATGGATGCATCGTCGTTGTAAAAGAGTACATGACCATCATTTAAGTTAATCTGCATCGCATCGTTTTGAGCGCTGATAGTCTTACCTTTCATCCACTCAATAAACGCTAACTCGATTTTAGACTTGATAAAGTTGGCATCTAATCCAACAATCTTGTTAGCGTTTAAGTTGATAATGTTAACGTTCGCAGCGTTGAGTGTCCCCGCTGCGATTTTATCCGCTAGCATGCTTTCGATCATCGCATTCTTGATGATCCCGTTGTCAATCAAAGTTCGCCCATCTAGATGGATAGACTCGCCCTGGATACGGACGTTCGGCCCAGTCGCATTGATTTGACTGACGATATCGCCATTTGAATTGAGGTTCTGCACCGCCCATGCATTTACTATCTGATACTGCACCGTGCGAAGACCAAGGTTTTTTGAGACCTCAACCTGAAACAGCTCATTAGTTAGAGCCATGCGGGAAATTTTATCTGTGACCTCTTTTTCAGTCGAGCCGATCAATCGCTCATAGAGCTTGCTTGTCTCTTGGACGCGCTGGAACTCGGTCTGGCTAGCCTTGCCTGCGATTTGCTGAGTAATCGTAGACAGCTGACCTTCTGCCGTCCGCTTAAACTCTGCCAGACTAGTCTTAGTCTCATTAAGACCAGTCTCGACCCTGCCAACCTTGTTTAAGGTCTCTTGAGCTGACTGCTTCCAGTTATTAAAGCTTGTCAGCGATCCGTTGGCTGTATTAAGAGCAGCTTGCACGGTGGTCAGTTGGCCATCAATTCCCTGCTTGTACTCTGCCAGCTTGGTATCTGCGTAGCTCTGGCCATTCGCAGGAGATGGCTGGTATGGCCGTTTCATGGCGCCCTCGTAAACGTCAATTTCGCTTATCCAGACGGTTGCACTGCGACCATTACTAGATCCCATATTGTCAAATCGCAAGGCAAACCCATCGAAATCACCGCTATTAAACTGGACTGTGATTCGCTCTGCTTGGGTTGGTGATAAGGTCTTAGTATATGTATGCAGGGTCTTCTTCCAAGCGTGGTCTGTGTTGGTCAGTAGACCAACCAGCGCCCGAAAACCTGAGACATTGCTCGACGCAAATGCAGTAAACGATAATGTATAATCTGTATTCCGCTTCAGCACGTTGTACTGATTTTGTTGCATAAATGCAATGGTCGCTTCGGTTGTGTCCAAGACAAACATTGTAGCTGTGTTGTTTTTAAAAAACGGGTGCTTTCGGTCTGCCGTAAGCTTGCCATTTGCAAGCCAATCCTTAAGACCAAGCTCTGTAGCGCCGTTTGAGACAAGATTAGGTCCGCCCGAATTCAGCTCCTCAAACCGTCTCGTCAGTCCTCGCACGTCCTCTGTGTGCTGAGCTTTGGCCACATAACCAGCCTCGACAGCCTTGCGCTCGGCTGTCAGTTGACGGGCTGTCTCTTCACGGGAGAAAGTGCGCAGAGCCTCTGAGCGCGCTCCGTCTGCGTTAACGTAGGCTTGTACCGCTGATAAGTCTGTCCGCAAGCCTTGGGCTGTCCGTTCAAAGACCGCCTTGGCCTCAGTGATGAGGCCGTCAGCATCTTCTGGAGCTGGGCTCCAATCTGTCTTAAATGAGCCTTGCTCTACCTTAACCTCCCAAACACTTTTCAGCTTTTGAGGGTCTTTGCGATAAGTGTTGACTCGCAGATGGTAAGTGCCCGTTGGTCGAGACCAGACAAACTCTGTTCCTGTCGTGCCAGTTTTGACATCTGACACGATTTGGTAGTTCGCCACGGCCTTGTCCATCAACCACAAGACAACATTATCTGACTCTTTTGAGCCGTTGTGCTGAGAATCAAAAATTCCATCAGTTTTCGCCGAAATTCTATATTTCTCATTTTGGACGAGGTATATAGATGTCTCGCTGTGATATAGGACTTGGTTATCAAAATTCGCAGGATTTCTGTTTGGCTTAAATGGGCCTTTTGAACCTTTCAACAGATTCCGTCCACCAACAGATAGACTCGCTATCTCCTCCCTCAGCTTCCCGGCCTCTGCCGTGACTAAAGTCTTATCTGCCTTGTCCTTGGTTGCGTTGACAATCTCTTGTCTAATGCCAGATGCCCGCACCTCAAACTCAGCTGTGCTGAGCTTTTGGTTGAGCTTGTTCTGCGTGTCAGTCTCGAGCGACTTGACAGACTGTTTGATGCTATCCGATAGCGCAGTCAAAGCACTGCTGTCAGCCTTGGTCTTGAGCCCTTCCCGCAAACTGGACACCCCAGCCTCGAGTGAGTCGGCTTTTTGTTTAAAGGTCGACTCGACCGTTGAGACACGCTCCTCCTGGTCCTCGTAGGCTGGTTGATAAGCTGGATAGTAATTGCCGACTGAGAGCATAGCGCTCTCGATCACGACCTGCAAACCAGCCGGGAAGCCGTAATTCGTCCCAAAACGGATAAAGACGTTGTTAGCCCGGTAGGTTTCAGCTGCGCCGGACAAATCAATTGTAAACTCAAAATGCTGGCGCTCAGTTGTTCCACCTTTAAAGACTAAGTCGCGGTAAGCATACCATGGACTGGCACCGAAGTGCACCATCACAGGCATATCTCTGGTTAAAGCGACTGGAAAAGTCACATCAAAAGACAAACGCACATAGTCACGCTTGAGCCTGTCCTTATTTTTCCAAAAATCTGGAGTGATAAAGAGGCGATAATCGTGGATCGCTTGCTCGTTAGTCGTAAATGACTGTGTTCGCGAGTTTCTAAAGTAGTTTCGGGAGCTTCCGGTCTGCACACTCGCAATCCGACTACTCAATTCCTGAGCAGTCTGTACGAGCTCCGACTTGCTGGCCTTGCCATCTGCCACATTGGCCAGCTCAGCCAGTCTGCGTGTAGTCGTCTGCTCGTAATTAGCTTGAGCAGATTTGACACCCGCAAGCTCTGTTTTGGTCTGGTTGAGCGCCTGCACTTGCTTGGCAATTTCGGATTCGGCTTGAGACTGCTTGGTGCGGATGTTGGTCAAGTCGCTTTTCAGGAGTGCCGTTTGGTCGCTAGCCGTTCTCTGCGCACTAGCAAAGTCAGATTTTAGCCGGTCTATCGCAGCCTGATTGGTCTGCTTAGCACCAGCTAAGTCCTGATTGAGCTTGGTGATAGCACCCTTGGCCGCCTCGATAGCAGAGGCATTGGTGCCGGCCGTGCGGAGGGCTTGGGTGGTTTGTTTGGCCTGGGTGACCATGGATTGGTTGATTCTTTTGACTTCAGCGTCAAATTTCTCGCCCACTTTAGACACATCTTCAGTATCGATGCGCTTTTCCCACATCTCTCCATTCCAGATGTAGAGCCTTTGATAAAGTCCGTTCTTCTCAAACCAAATATCCCCTACTTTATGCTCGATATTTTCATCTGGTGTTTCATTCCAAACACGGTTCCCTTTCGCATCAAGTAAGTATTTTGGTAGTTCGAAAGCCATTTCTGATTGGCGATTCTCAAGAGATTGCTGGTTCTTTTCCAAATCGTCCAAACGGCCTGCTAAGCCGCCCGTCATAGCTGACCGGATAGATTCTCCGACCAAGCCAAATTCCACCGATTCGTTGCGATCGTTTAAAAAGTCGTAAACAACTTTGGTCACTTTCGCATCATCTTCAGTAATTCCGATTTGCGGATAGTAAACAGGTACGATATCGCAGAGCTCAAGCTCTTCAATCCACCCGCGCTCAGCATAATCAAGCGTCTGCGCCAAATCCACATACTCAATCTTTGTGTTGATTTTAGGGGCACCAATGCGATTATTTTCCATGTACTTAATCGCTAAGGATTTTAGCTTTTCAGGTGTCGGGATGTCCTTCTTCTTGCTCTCTCCCACGCCTTCATCTTTAAATTCGCTGGAAAAATCAACGACCTTAATTCGACGGTTGGCATACATCGATACATACTTACTATCCACATAGTTTTCAGGAATGGTCACCAGAACGGGATCTTGTTGTCTCGAGTCACCTTCCTGGCTCTCCGGCGTATAAATAGCAAAAGGCACGACAGAAGTGTAAGCTGACTCAATGCTTTCGTCTGATTCGGCAGATAAGATATTTCGACCATATTCCAGGACAGTAGGTGCTCTACGACCAAGCCGCTTATGCAAACGGACCGTTTGGTTGTCAAACTCATATTCCCCGCCCCAGATGTCCAAAATGGATCCTTCTACTCCGCCTAAAGCAAGCCGGGCATTCTCCATTTTATCTACTAGGAAGGTGACGGGAAGCACCGTATCAATATCTGACCATGTGTCGAAACGATAGTCTCCTATCAAATTCTTCGCCCAAGTTTTTAAGGCTAAATCAGCTGTTCCAGATGCCTTGATTCCGTGCTTTATACTCATATACTCCAATTTGTGAGATATATGCTGCGCATAAATCTTGATCGTGCTAGAGCTGTCTTTGACGATGCGTACGATTTCAAATGTCTGGTTCTTGGTTCGCGTACCGGCATCAGCTTTGAATTTCATTTCTTTTTCAAATACAGATGCTAAGGGCCCGCTAGCTGGATATTCCAGATAAGCAGAGTAATTCCCATTGCGTTCTCTGGTAGCATTGCCTTTTAGAGCGTCAATTTCTCCAAGGCCATAGGTGTCAAACGTAGTTTCATTTTTGCTATATAAAATAGGTCTCAAATTTTCACCCCCCAATTCGGGATAATTGAGACTTGGAAATTCCCATCCCAAGAAATTTTATTCGACCCCATGTCAAGAGAAGGCTTTTGGTATTCTGGCGCACGCACCATCTTATCCCAAGCTGGCAAGTTACCAGAATAGACCTGGTTTGCAGCCATATCTAGTGTGATAGTACCTTGGATATCCTTTAGCTTTGTCTTGCGATCATTGATGACCAATGTCGTTGTGCCGTTCCCGCGAATTTCAATAACAGGCTTTGCAGGGACATTGCCCTTCCCTCTCAACGTCTGTCCATTAGTCAGATTCACCTTTGCTAGCCCATCTTTATAGTATTTGATGGGGTGACAAAGAAAGGTAATGTTTGTTTTACCAAATTGTCTGAGCGTCTCCTCTACACTAAAAGTTTCAAGGTAAGACGCTCGATAAACGAATTCCGGATCATAAGAAATAGTCAAATCGTGATAGCCTAAAACTCCTAGCCACTCACTGATAGCCGAGATATTCGTTGCGATAAGACCAGATTCGTTTACAAGATTGACTGGAAAACTTTTCTCTACAGCATTCAGTCTATTCTTACTCACCAGCAAATCACCATCTCGCCCTGGTACAGAAATCCTTTCTACTTCAGGAGAAGCTGCAGAATGTACTTTTCCTGCAGCAATTCCTAAACCAAATTCTTTATTCGATTTTCCGTTAAATACAAAATGGGTCAAGTCATTCTGCCTCCTTCCTGTCTAGTGTAGTAAGCTAACTCTCTAATCAACCTCTGCATAAATTCCGGCGTTAATTCGCGCGTGCCACCTTGGCCGCTCACGTTTAGAGTATAGTTTTGGTTCGGACGAGTAGCCTTTCGATTTCCAAGCTTTGTCTCTTTTAGCAGTTCTTCCATGAGTGAAGCCAAATCTTGCTCCTCGGTTTCCCGCTTCCACTCATTGATATTTTTGATCCGTTGAGTGATTTTAGCGACCTTGGTATTTTCCCAGCCTATCCCTTCAGCATAGAGTGGCATTCCCAAGGAATTCATCAAGTTACGCGTAAGCCCGGCTTTTAAGACCTTTGAGCCACGAGGTAGTGGCAAAATTACATTCCGACCTTCCGGGATAAAGGAAGTACCATCGGGCAAAGTAACCATTTCCTTGTAGAGCGTGCCTCGCTGGTCATTAACCATAGCTGGGCCACCCTCGTGGAAATTCGTTCCCTTCTCATGCCCGATAAAACTTCTTACAGTCTGAATGACTGTTGTAATCGTCCGTGGAATGCTGTTGAGGACTCCAATAACTCCCCAGGCCACCCCTGACGTATTGTCAACGGCGGTAAGGTGCTTGGTCGGCGTAGGAGTGCCGTTGAAGCTGTTCAAACCGCCAATACCTTGGCTAGAAGCGCCGAGGACAGAGCTTGGGTCTCCTGTAAACATCTTAGTCGGAGCTGCTGTTCCGTTAAAGCTGTTAACCGCTCCAATCGCTTGATTTGACGCATTCTGGGTCGGTGTGGCATCAGACGGTAGCGGTTTAGTCGGGGCAATCGTGCCGTTAAAGTTATTAACTGCTCCGATAGCTTTCCCAACCTCTACTACTGCCGAAGTAGAGTCACCGTTCAGATTTTTCGTAGGCACGATCAAGTTGCTAAAGTTCAAAGCAGCCCCAACCGCTTTGCCAGCTTCTGCCACGGCAGATGTCGAGTCGCCTTTCAGCTCTTTTGTCGGAGTGGCAGCCTGATTCCACATATCCAGCTTGGCGATACTTAGCCCTGTATTTAAAAGGGCATTATCTCCATTGACCAGAAGGTCCTTAGGGAATGGATCAGCCATATCCCAGTTTTTCAGGGTTTCTGTAGAGCGAGAGACCACCTTTCGAAACTCCTCATCTGTGGCCAGGAATTCTTTCTGCTTCGGAGTCAGCTTATTGTAGCCTTCCAAGGTCTGCTTAGCCAAATCCGCCTTGTTCATCATGTCCTCGCTATCCATCAGGAGTTGCTTGGTTTCGGCAGGCATACTATTCCAGATGGCTAGGTGTTGCTGACTATCAAAGATGGCCTGCAAGCCAGCCTGATTTTGGACGATGAGTTTCTTCTCTTCCAGAGACATTCCTGCCCACTTGCCAGACTCGACCAGAGCTTCAGCAATCGTTGCCCGAGCATTGGTATTCAGCTCCGCTTCCTTAGCGATAAACTTCAACTGCTCCCAGCCCTCAGCAGATTTGACCGCTTCACCAATGACTTCCTTGACGTTAGACTTGACCTCAAATTGGTTATTTTTATTGATATTTCCAACCAAGAGAGACCAGGCATCATTTGCCTCCTTAGTCGTGGCTGACATCTCACTGCTGTATTTAGCTAGGATACTGTGTGAGTTTCCTGCTTCCCTAGCAGCTTTAGAGGCTTTCTCTCCGATTTCTTCATAGGACAAGCCGTAGTCTTCGAGTAGTTTCTTTGCTTCCTCCCAGTAGTTCCAGCTATTCCCTGTTCGGAGTTTGACCTTATCATCCAGAGTCTTCATGACTTCCAGATATTTCGTTGCCAAACCTTCCATAGTTTGATTATGCTCACTTTCCAGTTGCTTCATCTTGGCATTGTATTCCTGCCTTGTGAGCAATTTAGAGCTGAGCATCTCTTTCAACTCTGCTTTAGACTCTTTATACAGGCTATTTTCTTCTTTCATAGCCTTTTCTAAGCTCTTCCTAGAGTGCTCGAGTTGAGTCTCGTTTAGGGTGATAATATCCCCATTTAGGGCCTGCAATACTGCTTTCTGTTCTTTAGCAGATAAATTCATGAGTTCCAGTTTCGCAGAAATCATCTCTCTTTGATTATTGAGGATGATTTCTTTTTCTTCTTTGGAAAACTTGCTCGCATCACCGTTATGACGTTGATAGATATCATTGATTTGATTCATCATCGTCTCGGTATTGCTCACCATCTGGTTATTGTATTCCTGAGCTTTAGCGACCTTTTCAGGACTAATCCCCCACTTGTCAGCTAGCTCTTGAAGACGTTTATTTGCTTTGTCAGCAGAGCTAACCACTTCTTCATAGAGCTTTTTAAAAGATCCTGCAACCTTATCCGCATCACCAGCATGTGTCCCAAAGTTAGCGACTGTGTTGCTAGTTTCGTCTACCACTTTCTGGAAGCTACGCAGGTCACTACGAGCCGTTTCGCTCAGTTGCGTGCCAAACTCTTCCGCTTTGATGCGAGCCTTGTCTTTCTCATTTCCGAGATAGACCAAGCCTGCCGTAACTAAGCCGATACCTCCAATCATAAGACCTATCGGGCCTCCTAGAGCTGCCATAGCTTGGCCTAGCAAGGTAGTAGAGCCAGATGCTGTCGCTGTAGCAGTCCCTAGTGCTGTAGTAGCTGCGCCTGTTTCGGTTATTCCAGCTGTTACAGCTTTTAAGCCCCCAGCCACACTCCCGACTTCTCTAATAGTTTTCAAAGTTCCGACAAGCTGACCTATAGCCTTTGAAGCGCCGCCGATACCTTTCATGAATCCGCCTAAGATTGACAAACCGCCTCCGAGGAGCTTCAAGGTCGGCCCGATTGCTGCCGCTAACAGCCCCCACTTAATAATACTTTGTTGCTGTTCGGTGCTCATATTATTAAAGGCTTTAGCCATGTCAGCTAGATTGGTGATCCACGGCTTGGCTGCATCGAGACCGTTTCTTAAAGCTTGTAAGAGAGGACCGCCGAATTCGATAGCAATATCTGTCAGCTGATTCTTAAACATCTTCAGCTGAGATTCCGTTGTTGCATACCGTTTGTTAGCCTCGTTCGTCAGAGCTGTATTTTCTTTCCAAGCTCGGCTAGAGCGATCAACCGCTGATGACATCTTGTCCGAAGCAAGAGCAAGAGATTTCAGCATGTTGCTTTGTCGAATGCCCTTCATATCCAAATCGTCAAGAATGCCATTGACATTCTCTCCGGACTTATGAGCATTTTCCAAGCCCTTGATAAAGGCTTGTAGCGCTTGGACTGGCTTTTCTTTCCATGCTTGTTGGAATTGCTCGGCAGTCATGCCAGCCGTACTCGCAATCAGCTCTAATTTTTCAGCTGCGCCTTTACCTGTCAGAGACACTGCGTTACCAATGGCCGTCAGCGTTTGCGTCATGGCAGTACCACCTGCCTCGGCTTCGATACCGACCGAGCTCATAGCTGTAGCAAGACCAAGGATATCTGGAGCTGTCAGACCAGCTAAACGACCACCCGCAGCTAGACGATTGGTCATCTCTACGATATCCTTTTCAGTTGTTGCGAAGTTATTCCCAAGGTCAACGACCGAAGCTCCGAAGCGTGAGTAATCATCCGAGCTCAAACCCATGATATTAGCGACTTTCGCGATAGCCGTTGCCGCCTCTTCAGCGCTCAAGTTAGTTGACTCGCCCATGTCAATCATGGTACGAGAGAACTTCAAGATATCTTCCGTTTTAATTCCCAGCTGACCAGCTACTTCCGCTACGTTAGCGATTTCTACTGCGCTTGCTGGCAACTCCTTAGCCATCTGACGAATGCCATTGGATAGTTTCGTATAAGACACTGTGGCGGTTTCGTCCACTGTCTTCTTTACCCCAGCAAAGGCAGATTCATAGTCGATAGCAGCCTTGATTGCAATACCCGCACCAGCCACAAGAGGAGCGGTAACACCTTTTGTCAGGGCAGATCCTACACCACTGAGCTTCTGGCCTGCTGATTGAAACTTAGACCCCATGTCGTACATGGCTGTCCCGACTTTTGTCCAAACACTAGACTGGATATTGATTTCGTTTGCTAGGGTGACGTATTTTGCCTGCAACTCTGCCACTTTTGCGATTGTATCGCTCATAGCGGATTTTGCACCTAAAAGATCGGCCTTTTGAGCAGCCGTGGCAGTAGAAACCTCACCGATTTTATTTTTTAGATTGTTGTAATGCTCGGTTTGCCTTGCCAAATTAAGCCGATAAGCTTCTAAACTTTTTCCAGTCTCGGATAATATGGCTTTCATACCGCTCAATCCTTGCGACCCTTTTCCAGCATTTTTGAAGCTCTTTTCCATCGCGTTCAAGGACTTATCTAGGCCTCGTAAGGCCATATTTATAGTCCTTGAACTTGCCATAAAAGGAGCAATATCGAGAGTAGCCGTTGCTACTAAATTACCTAAGTTACTAGACATTCATCCTCCTTTCTAGCCAAATAGGAATGGAAATGCTTTATCTAAAGTGGTTTCTTTTTCGATTTCTTCTTTCTTCACTTCCATAGCCTTTACCATGAGTTCGAAGTCAGACATCTTCATTCTTTTGATATCCAGGATAGAATATCCGTCAGATATCAATTGCTGAAACCATATCAGTAAGTTATCTCGGGCTTCTTCTGGGCTTATTGTTCTTTTTTTTCGGAATCTTCCTCGGTTTCTTCGGAATCTTCCTTGACACCAAGGGCAGCTAAATATAGAGAGTTCAACGTCTCTAAAATGCTCATATCCGCCTGTTTCAAGTCTGTCACGGTGAATTGCTCACCAAACATCGAAACAAACATCTTCAAGTAGCTTTCGTTCAACTTGCGATGTTCTTTCGGGTCTTGCGCTTTTTTCACGTCTTGGACCAATGCTGTTTGGCGTACCTGGTGTTCAACCGCTAGCAGATTGTCTTCTACATTGATATAGTCTTTGGTGAATTCCTTATCCACCCCACCTTGCTTTAGTGTGATTTTAAACATTTCCATCTCCTTTTTTTATAAAAACGAAAAGCTTGGATTTTAAATCCAAGCCTTATTATTAGACAACGGCAGCCCCTAGACTTCTAGGAGGGGAAGCCGGAGAACCACCGCTTATGACTTTGGGAAGACCATCTCGCGGAATTTCGTTTCTTGGAATCCAGCTGCATCTTCACGACCAACAACAATAACCAATCCCTCATCTTCGTTGCCACGGGCTACGAAGCTTCCAGAAATTGTATCTGTTTTTGGATCCGGTGAACCATCTTTGGTCTCTAAGTCCATTCCAGGAAGTGAGAACTTACCTTTTAGCAAACCAACCCAAATCTTCTTGCCATCTTCACCAGTGGTCTTAAAGATACAAGCAATATCTTGAGGAGTAAGCTTCTTGCTGTATTTTTCAATTCCATTCTCCACTTCGATTCCGTAAAAATCTTTGCGGGCTTCACTTGGCAAATCAAGCCAAGAGATCTCAAGTGTTGTACCTGTGATACCAGACGACAATACCACATATGGCCCATCATCTGCTGCAATTGTGTTTAATTCATTCGTGATGTCGATTTTAGCTGTTTTCAAGCCAGGGATCTTTTTAGTGGTTGGCACAAGGTTTTTATCTGTGACAACACCGTATTCAAATCCACTCAAACCAAATTTAACTTTAGACATTTATTTATTTTCCTTTCATTTCTTCGGAATCGTCCCAATCAAAAAAACGATATTTTCTTACGTTGATTAGTAAGTCAATATCGTTATCTTTATATCTCGGGAGTTCGCTAGCGGTATATCTTTCAAAACCGCCTGTTTCTAAAATTTCATCCATCATTTTCGCAATCTTTTCTGATTGACTTGCTGTTTCACACCAAAAGTTTATAGTGATCCTAGTCTCCATCGCTAAAACCTTATCGTCTGAATGTTCGAAAGGTCCTTGGTAGGTTGGATAGATGCGCATAAAAGGAGCAAGTTCCTTACGCAAAAGATTTGTAGGCTTTTCAGGGATATCGTAAGTAAAGATTCCTTGTTTAAAACCAAGGCCGTACTCTTTACCTCGCATATTATCCAAAAGCTGATTAAAATCATTATTTTGGCTTAATAACTTATATGCTTTTGTTTCAGCTACCATAATCCCAAACCTTCCTTTACTTTCTGAGCATAAATTTCTTTCGCTCTCGGAGTCATTTCAGTAATGGTTTTTTCTTTAAAGCTCTGAGCTTTTTGGCGACTTGTTCCCGTATCCGGAAAGTGAATCCGCCACCCAGTTTTTTTGCCATAACCGATATCCTTAGAGATAAGACCTTCATTTGCGCCCTTAAAACCAGTGACCACCGTATCATCTTTCGCGTGGACATCCTCCACGATAAAATATTCTGGTGTATTGACTTTCAATTGCTTCTCAAATTCATTCGCTACTTCCGTCACAGCTGCTTTGGCCGCTCTGGGAGCTTTTACTTGCAATTTCGTCAAGTTGCCTAAAATCTCATTAAGACCTTTTGTCATATTCGTCTCTTAACGATGATTTTGTCGCAATCAAAGCTGTTTTCATCTGCATCAATCGCGACTATATCGTATTCCTTTTTATTGTATTCAACATGAGCCGAGCTATCAAAAGGAGCTTTAGGATGATGTCGAATGTAGAAGGTTTTGATTTCTTCTGTCTCAATCATCCCTTTAGCCCGCTTGTTGGCGGATTGCTTAACCCCTTCCTGAAAGTCTTTTAAAGAGGTTCTAACAACCTCTGCCCAGCAAGTATAGAGGTCTTTGCGAACCGGAGAAATAACCTCTCCGTCTTCATTTTGCCCTCCTTGCTCCGAAAAGAAGGTGATTCTAGTGTTCATCTTTCGAGTTCTCATCTAGTTCTCTCCTTGTGCGTAGTTGATGGATGATATTTAAAACACCGTTTGCCAATGGATAACGTTCACTATCCGCTGACAACCCACGGTGTTCGTACTCTTCTTTTACTTGCTTTTTAACAGCAATCTGGAATTTTGCATATTTCGCAAAATCTTCTGGTGTAGCGTTACTGTCTATCGCAAAACAAATCTGATCCTGGGCAGACTCAATCATTTCTTTAATGATTTCATCCTCAAAATCATAATCAATTTTGCAATAAAGCTTCACGCCATCTAGTATATTTTGTTCAACAGGCATGAGCACCTCCTATCAAACAATCAGAGCCAAAAGCTCCGTTTTAGTCGCTGATGGATTATAGCTAATATTCTTGCTATCTAGATAATCCATAATTTCTTGTTTGGTGTTGGCATTTGTTGGTTTCGCCGCAGAAACAGCGGCGTTTTTAGGGAGTATAGGTTACAAAGTAACCAGCTTTTTTATCAGCTTTCTTCACATCAAAGCGAACAACCGCCTGAAGATATTGCCCATAAATTTCACTGTCTGCCCAGCGAAGACCAAGCTCCTTGCGATCCACAAACAAAACAGCGCGGTTGATGTCTCCGACAAAGGCGTGTGCTTCGCCAGCATTACCAAGCACTTCATCAGCAACAACGAACACTGGATGACCTAAGAAGACTTTCCCAGAAGCTGACACAATGGAATCTTGCAGCAGATAACGACCGTTCTTATCTTTGAGAGTGTCCAGAGCTTGATAGAAACTTTGAGAAACTACAAAAGACACACTATAAGCCGGGTCGAGATTCACGTTCAAGATTTCCTTGATTGCGTCTAGTCCATTAGCCGTTTTCGCTTCAAATGTTTTCAACACCGCTGCAATAGCATCATTGGTTGTGTTGACTTTGATTTGAGAGGCTGCTTCTGCTACAATCGCTAGCAAATCAACATCTGCGTCATCGATTGATTCTTGAGACACTGGAATTGCTCCACGGTAAGTCTGCACCTCCCAGCTCACATTTTCAAACTCTGGTTTCGCAAGCGCCGGATTTTTTTCCAACTCTGCAACACTTGCCATTTTAGAGGTTGCTTGTTTCAGAATTGGATATTTACCGCTTGCTTTTTTAGCGCTGTGAATTGAAGTGAACTGTTTTAAGTCTACGACTGTCTTCACTTCGCGGACTGGAGTTGTCACAAGCTCTTCGCTTGTCACAGGCTTAGTTCCGTCTTTTTTCAGCCCATCTGTTTTAGGGTCAATTGCATTTAGTGGGATGAAAAGGTCATTTCCTTCAAATTTTAATTCAGATGAAGCTGTTGCCCCTTTCGAATGTAACCAGTCATTCACTGCGTCTCGAATTGACTTTTCTTCTGACTCGACAACGTGTGTTGCAGCAGCTGCAGCTGGTTCTCCCTTGATATCTTTAAAGAGTTTCAAGTCGCCTTCCAGTGCTGCTAAAGATTCTTTCTTAGCATCGATGTCCGCACGGATTTCGCGCCCTTTTTCAAGATCTCCTTGTGCCAAGATTTCTTTTAATTTAGCCGTCTGAGCAGAAATTTCAGCTTTTATTTGAGCAATTCCTGCTTCCAATTCTTTGATTTTTTCATCAAACATAGATTTTTCTCCTTTTTTTGAGTATAAAAAATAGGACCTAAAGTCCTTCTAGAATTTCTTCTTTTTCGATTTCTCGTAGCATGTTTTGAATTTCAGACTTCCGCTTGCTACGGTTAGCGTAAAAGTCATCAATAACCGCTTGTGGCAACAAGCCATTTTCCAGACTCGCTACCGCTCCGACATCATCAAAGGTCATCACTTCATCTGCAAAGCCTTTCTCAACTGCAACACTGGCTGACATAAAAGTTTCATTTTTCATCATGCCCAGAATTTCTTCTTCGCTCAAACCAGTTTTAGCGACGTAGGCATTTACGATTGCTTGGTCGCTAGCTTTTAACGCATTAGAAGCCTTGTCCAAGTCATCGCTATTACCAGACACCCAGTTAAATAGCGCTTTGTGAATCATAATCTGCGCTGTTGGACTGATAAGAATTTTATCAGCGCCCATGATGGCTACACTAGCAGCACTCGCCGCCATACCCGTCACTTCGACTGTGATGTGCCCTGGATAACTTTTCAAAGCTGTGTAAATCTCGCTTCCGACAGTCACCAGACCACCGTTTGAATTGACTTCCAGCACAATGTCGCTATTGTCTTCTGGAAAAGCATCCGTGATCGACTTAGCACTGACAGCTTCCATTCCGAAATAGTCATAGGCTTCTTGACTATTATTTGGAATCAGCGGACCTTTCATCTTGATTCGTTTCGGCATTTCTTGTCTCACCTCCTTTCATTGTCTGGTATTCCTCTTTCTTATCCAGAAAGACATAGTTTAGGCTGGATTGATAACGATCCATATTCGGGTCGCTAGAGCGTTCCTTGCCAAGTTCAATCAAGGCTTGGTTAGGAGTCAAAATCTGATTATTTACCAACTTGACAATCTCATCTACATTACGACCAGTTACGCTACGGGTATCAAACTCAATCCGATACTTTCGCCGTTCGTCATTATCCAACACTTTTAGGCCTAGCTCGCTTGTAATCGCGTCGAAATAAAAAGGCAGGTCGTTTGTGACATAATCCTCCATCAGCTGCGCTACGGACTGGTTAGGGCTATTTACGCCCAATTTATAACTAGGCACGCGCAAGGCTTTGGCAATCTGAGCTGTCGAAAAGTTGTTGGAAGTAATCAGCTGTAGGACATTCGTATCGATTTCAAGTGGTGTGTACTCCTGAGTATCGTCAAAGACTAGCGGACTACCGCCTGTCGAACCCTCCCGCATCTTTTCAAAGTCCATCCGGGCTTTCTTGCGGGCTTCACCGTTCAACTGCGCACCTTTTAATTTAATAATTCCGCTCGAAAAACCATCACGGAAAAATTTAATCAAGGTATTCAGACCGCCATCTTGTAGAGAAATTTCATCTCCCAAAGATAGCAGTGGCGATCTTCCTAAAATCGTATCGTGACTAAAGAACTTCCAGTGAATGACATCAGGAGCCTCACATTTGACCGTAGCGCCCGTTAAACGGTCGGTAAAGGTATAAATCAACCTATGGTCGTTTGTCTCCTCTACGGTCGTTTCTGACGGCCTGTAGAACTGAAACTGCAGCGCATTACCAGTCTTAGGATCTCTCAAGATTCGGGAGAACGAATTGCCGGTTAAAATCGCATTAACTGTCATAGCAAATTTCCAGGTTCGAGCAGATGTGTTTCCTGTTGATTTCACGTTCAGAAGATAATTGATTTCTTCGTCTTGCTCGATATTGCCTGTAGTGTCTTTTTTCAGCAAAGGAAAGCGGGCCACATCACCAGCGATAATAGATACAGCTGTTAAAATGTCGCTGTTTTTCAAGGCTGAAACTCCAACATATTCAGGGGAGTAATTCCCACCTATCACTGAAGTGATATAGTCGTCATAAGACACCTTAGAAGATCCTAATGGTTGAAAGAAACTCATTTCTTTTCTCACCTCCTTTCTATTTTTGGGTATAAAAAAAGCACCGTTTGGTGCTTTTTGCTAAATGAATAGCAATCTAAAAGTTTCGCGTCCTTTAGGTGTGATGAGAGTTTGTGTGCCGGACCATTTTGTTTTTTCATTAAGGGACTCTTTAACCTCAAACAAACCGTCATTTTTATTAGCTGCCGGTTGCAACTTGCCCTTCTTATCACGATAGATATATTTCTTCTCTAGTAAAAAATCAATAAATTTGCGTTCCTTGATTTTCAGTTGTTTAGCCGTTTCACGGAAGCTAGTCAACAAGTTCCTATCAACCAATTCATCGAAATACTCTGCTTTAGGTTTCATAACCATGTTCTCGATGCTCAAAATGGACTTTTCGGCCTCTAATTTAAGATTGCGGTCTTTTTCTTGTTTGAGCTGATTTGCGAGCTGTATGAGGAAATCTGGGCTTGTCAGAGCCTGCTCCAGCGTTTGGTCGGTCATATAAGCGCCGTTTTTGCGGATGGATGGTAAAACTTCACTAGTAACCCAGTCTGCAAATTTCTCTGCTTCTGGTTTACGGGATTGAAAAACAAGTTTATAGAAATTCGCTTCGTTGATGAAGTTTGCTTGTTGAGTTCGTCCTAGACTGTCGATGATGTCACTAGTAGTGACGCCATCTTTATTTAACCTTTCAATCGTTTTACGAGGATTGCTTAAATCTAGAATTCGGCAACAATCATTAAGATTAAAATAAATCTGATTATTGATAGTTGCCGTCCGCACTTCTCCGAATTGTTCGTTTTTAAAAATTTGTAGTTCCATTTTTATCGTCCTTTCTCAATAATAGTTGTGTGCTCTTCGATCAAGCTGTCTAAACGAAACGTGATTAAGTTAAGTAAAGCAAAATGTGCGCCATGTGCTACAATTAAATCATAATAAGAATAACAATCCTCAAAATTAGGTTTCTTGGCTAACCATTCATGTAAAATATCCAGGCTTTCTCTAATTTCAGTGGTACGGGCCACTAATTCTTCGTAGCTGTCTAAAAGTTTATTTTTTGCCATTATAAAAACTCCTTTGTAGTATGACAAAGAAGCTCTTTTCTGATATAATGATTTCAGAAAGAGTTTCTTTCGTGCGATAGCTTAGAACCGACTGTTTGGCGATAGGGGTTCTAGGCTATTTTTGTTTATTTAATTCTTGATATAACTTGTCAATACCTTTTCGGATAACACTAGATTTCGTGCTATCCGTTTTTTTTGCAATTTCTTCAAGTTTATCAACCGTTTCGTCGTCAACTCGAACTCGCAACATGGTATTTTTAGGCTTATCTTTGAATTGTTCTTTTCGTGCAAGCAATTTACTCACCTCCTTTTTGTTGCTACAATGTTAGTATATAACTTTGTAGCAACAAAGTCAAGAGTTTTTTAAAAAAAGTTTAAAATATCAAAAAAGCATCCGAAGATGCTATTTTTTTACTCCCATATGGTAGTAGCTGTTCTGACCTTAATATTTTGTTCTGGCAACTCTTCATTATCTCCGTAAAGTATAGCAAAATCGACAGTAGAGTTTTCTTTTATTGTAATCACACTACCGTTTATAACTGCTCCACTATCACCAGTAAACATAGAATCAAAAAATGGATATGTCCCATCTTCTAGCTGCGGGAAAAAGCCTCTTACATCAAAATCAACTGGTTTCGAACTTGTGTTTTTGAAAGTCATTCCAACGACAACAACACCAGAGTGTTCATTCACCGTTTTCAGTTTTTTACTTGTATCAACTCTAGCATAGTTAATAGTCAGTTTTCCTGCAGTATAATCGACTTCTTCTTTAAAATGCTCTTTAAACTTCGCTGGCAACACAAAATCTGTCATATTGTTTATGACATCCTCAGAAGCATAGCGTCTATAAAAAGCATTCGCTGCCTTCAAAAGTGAAGTGCTTTTGTCTTCTTTGCCGGAAAGGAAAGAATTCTTGCCATTATCAAGTTGATAAATATCTTTATCTCTCTGATCGTAATAAACATTATTACTTTTAAGGGCTTCTTCTATCCCGTTTGCATACATTCCAGCTAAATAAATAATAACCACCAAGAAGGTAGAAACTACAGAAAGAAGGATAGTTGACCAAAATAACGGCTTCTTGTATACAGGTTTCTTCAATTCGTACACATTCTTATCATCATCAATGTACACCGGAGCAATCTTTTCTTTTGACATATATTTATAACCTCCTAAATTTAATTCATTTTATCAAATTTTAAGAGGGTTTACAATATCACCGCTTCCAAAACGGTTTTTTCAATTGCTTCAAATCATCTTTGATTTTGTCAAATTCCGCATTTGTTGCTTCCACATTTTCTCCACATGCGATCTCATGACGTTCCTGTGATTGGCGCAGCGCGCTCAACTCACTATTAAACGTAGTCAATTTTGCATACAGGTCGAGATTTTTACGACTCAATGCAAGCATGTCTGATCGCAGCTGTTGCACTTCCCGCACCAAGCTTTTTTTCTTTTTGATTCGTTTGTTCATTCGATTCTCCTTATTTTGTTTTATCGATATATACCCCTAAAAGGCATAAAATAACCCCGGTAGAAATATAACCTACAATCTCCCCGACTAGGAAAAGACCGTAAATTAAAAATCCTAAGCCAGCTAGCAATAGGATTGTGTGTATTTGGTTTAGTAATCTCAAAATAGTGAACCTGCCTCCATAATTTTTTCATTTGTCCAATACCCCGAACCGTCAAACGGCTCCAGATAACAGACAGCAAAAGCATCTAAAAGAGCATCTAGTGGATCAATTTTATTGCTCTGTTTATCCTTGTCAATCCGCATCCCGTTATTATCGACTTTCACGCGCGCATTGTTAACGGCCATTGTCAACAATTGATTCCCTGAATGCTTGATAAGACCTTTCAACACATCGTCTCTAAATTGCCGAGTTGGCATATTTAGGACCATTGTGTTCTGTCTCACCTCGATCAATGGCCATTCCGGATGTCGTTTTTCAATCATGGCAATTAAGGAGCTAAACTGATAAGGGTCAAAACAAATCGCTTGTAATTCCCACTCATTCACATAGACCATTTCCTCAATCTTTTCTAGCACCCGTTCATCATCAATAACTCCACTTTCAAGTGTGGTAATCTCACATTCACCCATGCGCTCTAGGTTTGTATAGCTCACACCGTCGCGCTTCTCCTTGGCCACAAGACCGTATTTTGTGGCAATAAAAGAAAAACTATCCACATACCAGTAGTCATCCATCTGGATCATAGGCGAGATGGCAAACAAGTCACTGACCTTTCCGACATCGACACCAATCCAGACCCTGCGTTTTCGAGTGTCTGGTTTTTCGTCGAGCTTGGCCTGCGCCCAGCTCTGCTTATCCATGTAGGATGTTTCTGATGATTGCCGCCACATATTAAAGTTTTTAACCAAGACCTCATTCACTGTCCCGGTCTCAAGAGACACCTTCCTACGTTTTCGCAAGTAATTCATGATTTTATCGTAAAGCGCTGGTACCTCAAGGATAGGATTCGACTTTATCCAGTTAGCTTCATCTGCAATCTCCTCTTCGTTATCTTGTTCTGCGATAAAAGCAAAATATCCATCATCTTCTACTTCCTCATTCAAGATTTTCTCGATATATGGATATTCAATCGTGTGCATTGGGACATTGAGATCAAGCCCCGCCGTGGAAATAATCAGAATTAGTGGATTGTCCAACTGGCCTTGACCAGATTCCAAAAGTTCAATCATTTCATTTGTTTTGGACGCTGCGAACTCGTCCAGTACACCAACATATGGTTCAAAGCCATCTACAGCCCCTGTATCGCGACTTAACGGACGGATGTAGGATTCATCCACCAAGTTTCTCAACTCTTCCCTGACCCGCTTTGTAGCCTTCCTGACATCCTCATCTTGAGCCCTCAAGGCGTCCAATTGTTTCCGAGCCATCTCAAAAGCGATTTTAGCTTGAGTTTTATCATTTGCAGTACAAAATAGCTGTCTTGACATGGCTGGATTGCGACCGAACAGAAACTCATAAAGTAAGATACCAGCCACAAGAATTGTCTTACCATTCTTGCGGGCCAGAGAGATCATCGCTTTCCTGAAGCGCCGGATAGAATTATCTGACTTCCTGCGCCAGCCGTAAAGACTAGCCAGAATAAACTTTTGGAATTCGGCCAGAGGATAAGGCTTGCCAGTTTTGACATCTGGAAGGATTTCGATAAAATCAATTGGATCTTGAGCCTTATTTGGAATATAGTCATAATGGAAAGACTTTTGAGAAATCTTTTTCAAGTCATTCAAGTGACGTAAACATGCTTTAAAAACTTTCTGACTAACAATCCGTTTGCCATCAACCACGCTTTTTGCATAATCAAAAGCTACATCACGATATTTACTCGCAATCGGCTTATAGTCATATTTTATTGCAATCCCTCCTTTCTGATAAAAACACAGACCGTGCAGGAATCGAACCCACGACTACAAGGTTGGAGCTTGTTATGTTTCCTCTACACCAACGGCCTAAACTAAAAAGAGGGAATTTCCCTCTAATATAAAAATCATTTCATTTTACCAACCATTTTTATTGTCAATTCAGTAAGTTCTCCAGAACTCAAAACAATACTGTAACTCGTTACTCCATCTAATGGCTTTCCGTTTAATACGATTCGTCCACCCTCGGTTGAAAATTCATTTAACTCACGATGTTTTTTCCTCTTCTTCAAATAGTGTGGTCTATACCTCATCGTCTATCCTCCAAACTTATCAAAAATACTAGTTTTCTTTTCTTCGACTTGTGGCACATACAATTTCATCCGACTATCTACCGTCAGACCAAGCTGGGCCGCTGCGCGTGTTAAGTTAGTAGTCGCACGTTCTAAGCTATAAAGCATTTTGTTAGGCAGGACCGTCCCTTTTTCATTCACATAAACATAGCCTTTTTGTTGCAGACCACGGGATATTTCCTTGTAAACCGCATACCAGGTACAATACGTTTCTAAAACAGCTCGATCTAGATTTCTTAGGGGTAGCTTTCGCAAATCATTGATCACTCGTTTATATTCTGCTTTTGCGATAGGATCAAAATGTTTTGGTGGTGTAATTTGCAACGCATCAAAACCATCAGAAGCCTTGTCCTGTATGCTTTTACGAGCTATTTTCTCTTCCTTGGTTAAGTGCTTCTTGTTATTTTCAACAATCTTCATTTTTCTCCCCAAAATTGACACCTCCTTTACTAAAATGGCTATTTTTAAAGTTTCAAAAAGGGAATTTTTCGTACAGAAAAGGCCGCGTCCTTTAAAACCGAAACAATATAGCCCCGTTCAAAAGAATAGGGGGCAATTTCCGAACATTAAAAGAATAAAAATTATATTTGTTCGACTGTCGTTTTCAAGACTTGACAGCTGATTGACAGGTCAGAGCAGACCATTTCGGTCTCTAATCGCTCTTGCATCGTTGCATCTCTTGCAACTTGCTTTCAAGTTCTTTCTGTCTAGTCTTCTATTCCAATCTTTTTTGATCGGAATCACATGATCTGTCATCGTTGCTTCTTCACCACAATACTCACAAATATAATCATTCTCGAGCAGAACGATTCGACTAGTCTCTTTCCAAATTTTTGAATTGTAAAACGCTTTGACTTCTCGATCATACTTCCACCTCAAACGATTGTATTCTTTGTATTCGTCTGAACGTGAACCATAATCACTTAATGCTCTTCTTCCGTGCTGCATCGTTAGTTTTTGTGGTCGCATACCTTCTCACCAAACTTTTTTAGTTCAATAAATAAAAATAGCAGTGGTGTGTACTGACCCCAAAAGTTAGATTTTTTTCTGTCTAACTTTTGGGGTGCAGTTCAGTGTTCTGCCCTTTTTTGATACTACTATAATAGCACGTTGAAACTGCCACGCACTGACAATCACTGCCATTTACTGCCAAAGACTGCCATTTACTGACAGAAGCGGTCTAAATCGCGTTTAGCTTGTCTAAGTAAACGATAGTAGGTTCTATCGCTGCAGTTCAACTCATCCATCACTTGCCACTTGGTCATCTTGTCGATATAAACCAAGCTCAATATAGCCTGACTATCCGTATTATCCAGAGAGTCAATCAGCCCCTGCAGTTCTCTTTGCTTTCTGATAGCTTCAGCGGTCTTCTGCTCTATTTCTTCCTTAGCGGTTATCAACTCGACATAGATATCATCTTGCTTACGCTTAACCCCTCCTGAAACTTTATCGGCCGAAAATTTCTGGCTAGACAAGAGCGAGGCTTCGACCTTGTCTCTTCGTCTAATCAAACTTGCAATATATAGATCAAGGTTTCTTAAATCCTTTAAAATAGCTTTCGCCTTACTCACTCTCTGTCTCCTTTTTATGATATAATAATCTTATTGTGATTTTAGCTGAGGCAGAGAGTGTCTTGGCTTTTTTTATCGTACAAATTCGTTGATCAGGTCATGGATAAAAGACTTCCAATCAGATTCTCTAAAGGCCAAGAAACGATCTACAGTAAGATTTCTAAGTCTTTTATAGAAAAGTATCTTTAGTTGAATTGATTCACCTACAGTCAGTAAGATACCAGGGAAGCGATGTACAGAATGTAATCTATTCCCGTATCCAGAAATATCTAAATGTATTAACATTTCTGGATATAAATATCCAACATTAGCTTCAACTTTGAAATCAACTTTGACCTCTTCTATAATTGGAATCTCGTTAAAAATTGGTCGTGCAGAAAGTAATGGCGACGGGGTTTCTTGTCTTTTTCTTCTTCCTAAATACGGATATTTACAAGGTTTCATGTTAGTCACCTCTCAATTCCATAGTATTCATAGCCACATGGTTCACAACAAAAACCATAACTATTAAAATATTCATCAAATACTCCAATCTGGCTATCACAAACAGGACAATGCGTCCTGAGGTATCTTTCTCCTTTGTTCAGGCCGCTCAAAATTTTCTTTTTGCGTTGACGTTTATTCATTCTCCCACCTCCTCAATCTCAATGCCTAAATCCACTAATTGTGTTTTCAAATTTTCGATCGTTTTTTTCAATGCGTCCTTGATTGCGTCTGATAAAATTTCTGACGTTATTGCCATAGTTTTTTCATCAAAAAAGAATTTCGTTTTAATTGCCAATCTGAACCTTGGTTTTTGTTTTATAATAAAAATTTTGTCAAGAGGTGACAGTTTATAATTGATAATTTTTTCCAATTCTTCGATCTGTTGTCTAATTTCTTCTGCTTTTTTTAATTCTAATAAATCCATCTATTCCACCTCCTCGACTTCCACACCCTTGCAATCAAAAACCCAGCCGAAACCAACTTCTTCCAGCTCTTTTTTTGTAAAACAGCTTTTGTATGTTAGAGAAAAATATATTTTCCGATTTCCATCTTTAGCAAAGTAATGTTTTGTCGCTCTAATCTTCACCAAATATCGCTTCTCTTTCTCGACCTCGTAGCCATTCAGAAAAGCGCGAGCAAAATTCTCCCTGTTTTCTAATTTCCTATACCAATTTTTAAATTCCTGATTCCCGTGCTCATGGGCATAAAAAAGCGCATCTTCTAATTCCGCACTATTTCCTCTAGCTCCCTCGATCACATTTGCTGCAAATTCCGGGATTTTGACTCTATTCAACTCGCAACGAATTTTATCAGCATCTTTAAGTTGTTGCCCAACCCATTCACCTTCAAATTTGCCTTGCTTATATCCCTCGCGCCATATTGCATGACTGAAATCCCGCTCAAATTCGCTCATGATAGCTTTCAACCAGACTTCTCTGTCATGTAATGGCAATTCTCGCAAGCGAGCTAGCACGTTCTTGACATAGCGTGGTGCTTCTTCAGCGTGCCCGGAAGATAGGTCTTCCAGTTGTTTCAAATCTCGTAAAAAGCATTTACGAGCAGCTTCTGCTCCTGGAGCGTCCCAAATACCTTCGTAGCTTTCATAGCGTTCGATCAATTCCTGTATTTTCATCTTTCATATCCTCTAATATTTAAACGTTACCGTGTTACCCATAAATTCAAAAAGTTTAAAAATATTTTTTTAGAAATCCCTATTTAATAGGCTTTCTCTATTTTTATATATATTTTTACTAACTTTTATAATATATAGGTAACAGAGTAACAGTAGTATATATATAATTAATAAACATTGATATAATAAGGTTTTTAGACTTCATTAGCCGTTACCTATAGTGTTACCCTGTTACCTATAAGAACAAGTAAACACTAAAAGTGTTACCTATAAGAAAATGCTGTTACTCTTCTTTTCGACGGAATCCTTTAGAGAGTTTTCCACCAAAACGAAAAGTGCCTTTTTCCCAATCCGGGTGATTATCCATAATCATATTGATTTTTGTTGATAGCTTTCTGTCATTCGAATTTCGCATGAACAAGTTATACATCATCTCTCTTGTTGAGACTTTTGTCAGCTTGCTATTACCAGCTTCAAAGTCAGGACTATTATCAAAATAGCGCTGTGTGTACTGATGTTGTTTCTGGACGGGCCATTTCTCCCAAAAGCCAGGAATAGGCATATCCAGATATTCTAAAATTTGTTGTTCGACTTCGTCCCGATACATAAATTTTTCACGGTAAAAATTGAGTTCTTTTTCTGTTGCTTCGTCAAACATCAGATCAACTCCTTTTTTATAAATTGCGACGGCTTCACCCCAAATTTGCTCGACCGTCTCCGTTTTAATCTGCATAGGATGCTTCTGCTGTCGACTAACATCAGCTAATACTGGTAAGAAACGGCGCTCGCCTGTTTTATCTTTGAGGTATTCCTTTTGGTTCGTTGTCCTGGCCAAAACAAAATTTTTTGCAAATTCCTCTGTCTTTGTCATGTAAGGCCGTCGATACCGCAAACTAGTCTTTGAAATAAAAGCTTTGGTTTCCGCAAAAGACATTCTGTTACTGGCTACCATTTCATCGTCATTGACGATTAGACTTTTTAGCATAATGTCGTAATTGTCCTTGTTTGAAAAATCTGTAACAGCATCTGTGTACCAAGGACCGCCCAATTTTTGTAACAAAGAGGTTTTGCCGACTCCTTGACCACCTACCAAATCCAAGACATAATCAAACTTGACGTAAGGATCATAGACTTTTGCGACGGCACCAACCAGCCACATTTTAGCAATTTTAGAGATAAGACTATCGTCATCCGCTCCAAGATAAACTTGCAACATCTGATCTATTCGTTTTCTGCCATCCCATCTGTTAGCAGCTTGTTCCATATATTCCAATACAGGGTTGTAGGACCGTTCTGAAAAGAAAGTCTCCATCCCAGCTTTAAATGCATTGCTAGAATACACGACACCCAACTCATTTTCAAAATAGACAGTTACTACGCTGTTAAAATTAGCAGGTAGTTCACCCTGTTTAAATAACGTTTTGCCAATTTTTACTTCTTGTGTAAACTCATATTCCTGAGAAAAATCATTTCTGCGAAGATAGGCGCCAAGCTGCTCATCCGCCTTAAACGACATCAAAACATTAGCTGGACTAGTAGACTTGATAGCTCCACTACCAGTTAAAATCAATTTTGGCTGACTATCAATACTCACTACATTACCAATCACACTCACCTCCTATCTTTTTTAATCATACTTTCAACCGTTCGTGTCACCTCTCTGTCTGATAGAGGATTGAGGCTATTCGTGTTAGCTATCTTGGCCAATTGCAAGACAACCTCATCATCAACTGCTCGATATAAGAGACCACCTACAAACTTTGCTAGTTTGTCATTTCGCCCACCCTCATCACCAAAACCAAGGGCGATGGTTTCAAAGAGATCTGTTGTTTGGGTTCGGTCTCTAGTATGCGAACGTCTAGCTAAGTCCCTAAGACCGTCCTTACCATCATACTTATAGCCGTGAGTTTCGCCATACTGCTTTTTAATAGCATGTATTAATTCTTTGGAAGGGGTGACCATTGTACCGCCTTCCTTGGATTTTTCCAGATCCCATTCATACTGCCCTTTTTCCGTGGCGGACGGGGCAACCAAAACATAATTGTTTTCGTGGGCCTTAATGTCCACTCCCGGAAGAAAACCAATCATCTGCGTTATGGGGGTGTCATCCCTTTTGAAGTAGAAAAGGTGTTTTCCGCCACTGGCCGTTTTGGCTTGCAACGTTGGTTCAATCAATTCCAGATGTTTCCATTTTTTCAAGGACTCAAAACCGTTTGACTTGCCGTGTTTGTCAATATCGATTACAAAGAAGTTGGTAGTCTTTAGGGCAATGTTTGCATTAGGATAGCCGTCCCAAAAGTCTTCAATCTCAGCAGGAGTCATGGCAGGCTTATCAGCAAATTCAATCAAAGGCATCTTGTTTTTAGGATTGATTGGAATGACTGAGAATCCTAACTTTTGATACTGTAATGCGTACTCTTTCATCGACGGCATGATTTTTTCTCCTCTTTGTAAATATAAACAAGTTCTTGAGCCGTATAGTTCGATTGATATTCGGCTTCAGTCATATTCAAGTATGTCAGCATAGCTGAATAAGCCTCTTCTATTGTCGCGAAAGGACCAAATTCCTCATCAGTCTCATCAATGACCCAGAACTTGTTATTTCTTAAAAAGGGAGGTCATCGTCATCAATGTCAGCCATTTGGTCAACTTTGTTGCCTTGGTATTCTTCTAAGTCATAGTTGTATCCAGTCGATTTATCCCGCTTGGTGTATTCATCAATCACCAATATAAATTTTGTACCGACTGCCTTACGCTTCAAAGCCTCTTCCATGGACTTATTGTCTTCAAGGTCTGCACCACGCATCTTGTCATCAGCCAGCTCAAGAGTTTTTTGAAAAAATTTAACAGTCGTTTCAACCATACTGGTCAAATCCATCTTCTTACCATCTTTAGTCCAATCAACGAGGGTTCCCATACCAACGAATTGCGTGCGACCGTTAAATGGACTTTCTGGATCACGAACTTCAAAGGCATAGTTGATGGATTCCCACTTGCTATCAGCAATACGGGCCTCAGCACTTGTTAAAATAACCTGATACTTTCCCTCGGGAAGATGTTGGTTCCCATTATTAACTTTATCTTTTCGTGGATCATATCCGTTAGCCTTCAATTGTTTTGCAATATTATATAAACTCATGTTTTTTTCTCCTCTATTTCTTAAAAAATATCATCTTCGGCAGCTGCCTCAACTTTTTTAGATGTTTCTGCTTTTAGGCTCTTTGTTGATTTAGTAGCTGTCATAACAACAGCACCGTCAATTGTCTGTAAAATCTTCAAAATTGCCTTATCGTCAATCTGGTCAGATTTGTAAGTTTTACGTTTGCGGATAACCTCTCGGTTATAATTGTTCCCAAGTTTTTCAGTCCGAATCATCAAATCTGAGTTTCCGTTGATGAGGTTGACATACTTCTCACGTAAACTTGGTAAAGTCTTAACCGCTTTTCCGTCGTCATTGTATTCAGTAATTTCGCGGCTGATGTAGATAACGTTCATGGGCAAAGCTTTGAGGTCAATGACCAGTTCTGTCAAAGCCTGGTTAAAATAATCATAGCCTTTGCCGTAACCAATTTCTGATAATGACTTGACTTCGAATTCGCCACAAACAGCAATTTTAATCATGTCTATCACATCATCGATCACATCAACTACAACTGTTTCATAAGTGTGTTTCTGAGTTTGAAGAGCTAGTAATATTTCACTGAGTTGTTCAATTACTGATTTTGTAATACGACCATTTTTATCCTTTTCATTTACCAGTTGAATTGCTGGCACGCTGTTGGCGCTAGCGTTTCCATCCGTATTTAAAATGATAGGATTTGGAAATTCGTTGGCCAAGTAAGATTTTCCACTCATGGTAGCTCCATAGAAAAAGAAATTTCTGGGAGTATCAACTGGAACTCGTGGTTTATTTGCTGGAAGTGTAAATGCCATTAGATAAGACCCCCAATAATATTCTTAATCATATCCTCAATTGATGAACGGTCATGTTTGATAGGTTCAATTTCTGAGCCATTCGGATAGGTCAATTTATATTCTGCTTCAACCGCTACTATTTCACAGTCAAACGCTGCAGCAAGGGCCTTATAAGTCTTTTTATTTTCTTCATATTTCTTATGAGGGATCTTTAAACAATGCTCCAGGCAGCAATAGTCTGCTTGAAAAGCAAGGCTGCCACGATCTTTGTAAGACTTAAGAAATTCTCCAGTTTCACGACTACGAAATACGATCATTTCAGTTTTTTTATTCATTTTGTTTTCCTCTTTTTTAACTTTCTTTATAATAAAATTCAATAATATTCACATCATGCTGTTGCCGTGAACCAGTCACTCGCCACAACAGTTGACGATAGTCATCATATTCGCCGGAAGACTTATCAACTGGGTCCAGCACGACAACTGTTTGATATTTATGCTGCAAACCATCAACTCCCACACCAAGAACTTGACTGGTAGCAACCACGATTTTCTTGTCGAGCCCTTCTTGAATATCGCCTGTCCAAATTCCAATTTCAGGATGCCGTTCGCGGATAACATTGACAATTTGCTTGGATTTGCTGACAATCAACATGCCATGAGGCGTCCTCTCAATCAGGCCATCTAGTTTTAACATCAAGGGCGTATCAGCATTGACCGGCTTCAGCTTGGGAAAATCAACGGCTACACCCGTTTGATTAAGGTACTGTTCAAAAGTTTTGCGACCGAACGACTGTTTGGCCATAGCTGTCTGACCATTCGTTGTTACCAGGTTTAATTTCCTAAAAATAGCTATTTTTTCAGGATTTCCAGTTTTGACTGTAACTGGATAAAACTTGATTTCGAAGCCGTTATTTTCAGTAGCTTTCTCAATCTCTTCAATCTCTTCCCAGCGGAAGAAATTGGGCAAATTTGAGATGTAGGTTTCATAATCCTTGAAATCTTTCCACTTCTCTTTGGAATAGGAAAATGGATCATACTGCATCTGACCATGGACCTTTTGCCAATCAAATTTTCGGTTTGGATTAGCAAATCCAAAGATCGTTTTTTCAAGGGGGTAGAAATTTTGTCCCTTTTTCCGGATTGGGGTTGCTGATAAGCCGATAGTGTAGGACCGCTTGACTTTGGCATAGGTAGAAACGTTCTTGTCTGATGACATGTTTTGCCATTCATCAATGACCAATACATCACAAATCACCCTGCCTTTTTTGACCATACCCTGCAAGGTCCTATCAGTCACCATTGTGAAAGTCATGTCTTTGTCATAGCCAATCTTAGCAATAGTTTCTTTCCAGCCGTCCAAGATAGAAAGACGATTGTTGACGATCAGGACAGACTTGGCTTTCTTATGCTTGCAGATTTCTAAAGCACAAATGGTCTTGCCCCGACCTCCCAAGGCTTCAAGGAAAATCCCTAACGTTGGTAGATTACTTCTTTCCAGTGCCTCAGCCTGCCATTTTTTGAGCGTGATTTCTATGCTCACTCACCACCCTTCCGATGTCCTGCACAACCTCTTCAACATCATTCCGCATGGCCCAGAATAGCCCAAGCCTTGCAGCTGCTCTGATGTCCTGGTGATGTGATTTCTGGAATTTCCAAAGCTTCAGCATTTTCAACAGATTATCTGGAATGTCAGACTTATAACCTGCATTTCTCTGAAGAATGGCTTCGGGATAGCAAAGCTGAATATAGGCAATGGTTTCCAAAACGGAATTATCCTTGGATTTGTCATTGTCCCTGGCTTCAAATTGCTCAATGACCACGGTATCAACTTCCAAGTTACTACCGAGCTCATAGAACCAATCTGCAAAACCTTTCATCCCGTAGGAAATGGCCCAGCTATCGACCAAACTAGCATTGTCCAGCAGGACAATTCCTGTTGAGCTAGTTTCAATTCGATTGCTTGACGGATCAATTGCTAAAATTCTCATATTTTTACCTTCTCTGAAAGTACGCCATCAAATAAAGCCGTCTCAAACCAGTTCTGCTTATTGGCTTTTGCAAAAGCAAACAACGTTTTTAATTCTTTATGCTGCTTGTCCTTTGCTTTCAGTTCTTCCTCATTTGTAAATTCAGGCTTCTCACAATCGACCGCTTGAATGATCATCTTGTACTCTGGTTTAAATACTTTCTTCCCAAGCCCCATATCCAGCTGAACATCATCTACTTTCTGAAATCCAATCTTGATATCGAAAGGGAAATTTTCAGTCACACTAACAATGATCTCCCGATGACCAATCACGACAGAAATATTTTCTGTAATTCTAGTTTTGTTAATCAATCCCATCAGCGAATCCTCAAACTTCTACTTTCTTGCAAGGCTGCACCTTTGACCTTTTTGCCGGCGTTCAACAATTCCTTGATTGCAGACTTGTCTGGTTTTTTGGTAATTACGAAGTACTTCTTGGGCAGAATATCTTCATCCACAACCACAGATGGTTGATTATTGCCCAACCAGACAGTAAAGAGCAACCCCTTGACCTTTTCATGACCAGTGATTTCAAAGGCTCCCTGCAAACCTGTTTTGAGCCGCGTGATGTCATTCTCAATAGATTTTTTTCGTTTAGTTAAGCGGTCAATTTCTTCTTTGAGTTGATTCACATCTGCTTCTTTGTTCTTGATGACCTTGACTGTATTTTCAACCTTTTCTTCAAACTGGTCAGTCCAGTCAACAGAGTCCAAGGTGTCCAATTTGGTTTCTTCTTCCAGGCCTTCCATTTCGTTAATCTGTTTAAAGATTCCTGTCAGCTCATATAAACTAGCCATTTTTTTCTACCTCTCTGATTTTGTTTGTAAGTTTTGTTAGTCCAATACCTGATTTAGTTAAACCAGCGTCGGACGTAAATAGATGATTTTGGTTCATTCTCGCAACTTCATTTTTTGATAGACAAGCCAGATTTGTAATATCATAGTTTGATCTATCTCCATCTAAAAATATGATCGAATGCCCCCTTGGAATTGGTCCGTTATGCTCAATCCAAGTCTTTCTGTGTAGTAATTCCCAGACATTTGGATCAGCTACTTTGATTTTCGGATAGCCGTCTGTCGTTTGCGCAATGGTTCCCACCGGCACATAGTTTGGAGGTTTACTTCCCTTCTTAAACTGGCCGCTATTCTTAGGCATATTCGGAAATTTCTTTCCTTTGTTAGCTGGTGTATGTCCTTTTTCAAACTGGCCAGTTAAGCCGCTATTTAAACGATTGTTTCTTCGATAATTCTTGACTTGCTTGCTGGTTAATGACAAACCAAATTTTTCATTCATTTCATCTGCAAATGCTTGCGCAGTTTTTCCGACGTAGTTTTCCAAAAAATAGTCATGCTGTTCGCTTGTCAAAATTCTCTTTTGGAACACTTTCCCTACCAGCAAACCGAGGCGCTTACGCACTCCGCCAATTTGCGAAGATGTGTAATTGGTTCCAAACTTTTCATTTAGCATTTTTGTTACTTCCGGAGTCAGCCGCCCTGGACAAATCTCCTGCATATAATCAGTATATTCATTCTTCCAGCAAAGCGATCGGGGCATTGGCATCACCTACCTTATCTTTAAATCTCTCAGCGTCCAAGGCCAGTTGGCCAGCTTGCAAGATTTGGCCAGAAATAGCAACCATCTGCTTTGAACGCTGGAGCTCTACTTTTAGCTCTTCTGCGGTGAGGTCTCTGTCATCCAGAGTCTCCAACTGAGCAAAGAGCGTGTTGGTTAAATCTGATAATTTATTTCTAACCACTACTTCGTTACCTCTTTCATTGGTTTATTAGCTTCTTTAATCAGCAATCTTATTGTATTGCTGTCCGTTTCTTTTTCGGCCGCTCTGGTTAGCATCTCTACCCACTCTCGTCTGGTATCGTTCTTCCAATCAACCAATTCAGCAAGTGCCGCTGATGCGCCAAAATGAGCCGAATAGTCCAATGTTCTGTCTTCCAGGCGGACACATCTGCCTACTTTGACATCCTTAGACACAGTTGCCCTAACATTTACATTCGTTGTTTTGACAGCTTCTGCCACCTCATCATAGCTGGCAGCGGGATATTCTTTATAATATTCCCTGATGCGTTCCGCCTGTGTCATACTATCCTACTCCTTTCACCGTGAAAGATTGATTATCGCGCTTGCGCACTTCGGCCATTCTCTGGTTTTGTTCTATCATGTACTCATTTTGAGCCCAAAGCACATATCTAGCGTACAAGTCTATTTCTGCTTGTTTCTCAGCTTCTAGACGCTTTTGTTTTAAGTCAATGTGGCTTGCCCATAAAACACTCAGTAGCAAGCTGGAAACAAAACAAACCGCTCCTAAAACTTCACCCATTTTCTATCCTCCCGGGAAATTTAAATCACCTGTCATCTTATAGTGCTGGTACTCATAATACATTTGATTAAACTTGTTAATCATGATATCTTGACGTTGATTCGTGTCAGCCTGTACCCGGATACTGTCGCGATTATCCTTGATTTGTTCCTGTAGCTCACGGATTTGCTGGTTTTGCTTGTCGATCGTCTGCACACTAGCGATGGTTAACAGAATGATTGCAGCGACTTGCAGAAGCGCTAATCTTTTAAGATCTTTTAAGCTCATCTGCTGCCTCCTTTGAATGTCACAATCTTATCTCCACCGATCAGCTTCCCGCCTTTCGGCACGACTTCAAATGACACATCCTTTGCTGATTGCTTCAGGTTTTCCAACTCGTTTCTGACGACTTCGATAGGCTTCTTGGCCAGCCTGTTCTTGTAGACATTACCAAGTCGCCAGTTGTCGCGCTCCCAATTTAAAATTATGCGTATTTGTTCGCGATTTTGCATCTGTTCCTCCTTATCCAACTAACGCCCGTTCTTCAAATTTGATGTTTTTCAACATCTCGTCGAGCGTTTCTTTCTTGCTTCTGTACCGATTACGACTTTTCCATTTGACAAATAAACGAAATCCCTCGTAATTGATAAAGACAATCTTGTGTGTCGGGTTATCTATGTACTTACTAAAGTCTGGGTGTTCTCTCATTTCTTTCGCCCAAACCTTGGCTGTGCTAGTAGTCAATCCTTCCCAGATCTGGCAAAGATGCTCATAGTCACCAGCCTCCGCTTTTTCGGATTGATTAGCGGGTCTGTAAACTAATTCTGCTTTTGGCATGGCATTTCCTCTCTTTCTGTGATATAATTCAGTTAGTTATTTTAGTAAGCGCCTGACTTTGTTAGGTGCTTTTTTTGTTTACTCAATGCTGTAATCTGCAATCACTCGCAAGATAAACTTATTTGCAGCAGGTCCTTTGGTCGAACCGTTCAAGATATTTGTAACTTCCTGTCGCTTATATCCATAAGCAGTCGCCAAATCACGCTTCTTGATATTGTGCTGCTTTAAATACTCGGAAACCTTTTTTCGGCCGTTGTCAATATCTGGCATACACTCACCTCCTATCTAAATTCATCTAAGCTGACTTCCAGTGCATCAGCGATCTTACACATATTCGTCCAAGACATCTCTTTCAATCGACCCGCTTTCAAGTTGGAAAAGTTGGATTGATGGATACCTGATTCTTTGGCCAACTTGTACACTGACCATCCTTTGAGTTTTAGCTGATATTCAATTTTATTCCACATATGCAACACTATATATTGTGTTAAAACAATATACTACCTCCTTTTTAATACAATATATTGACTTTTAAAAGCATTTAAGTTATAATGTATTCTGACTAAATCGATTTAATAAGACCTTTCTAACTCCTTATGAAAATCGCAAGTCAAATAGTTAAGAAAGGGGGATTGCTTATGGCGAAAAATACTAAGCAGACCTCAGCTAAAGTTGCCACAAAAGCAAGTAAGGCTCTTCGTGACGGGCGTTCTTCTGCCCGCACTAAGTCTATTGCTGGATCGGCGCTCTCACAGACTCGTAAAAAGTAATACGATATAGTCTGAGTTTAAAATATAGCTTTTTCCTTTTTCAGAAACTTTTATAAGATTCTGGTCTGGGAAAAGCTTTTTTATTTCTTCAGGTACTTCTTGAATATCACATTCCCCGAAAGAAATTTCTGAGTCTATCGTTGTAATTCCGCCGATTTTCATACTCACGCGCCTCCTTTTTTCTCATTTGTAAACAAGAAACAACTAAAATTTTAACTATTTTTCTGTATTATCACTTGACAAGTTACACCAAATCGGCTAAAATGAAAGCATAATAAAAACACTAATAAATCTATAAATACCGTTCGCCAAAACATTTTTTATAATTTATTTTTTAGTTGTTTTTTTAGTTGTTTCTCACTTACAAAAACTATTTTACACCGTTTGGGATAATATGTCAAGGAAATTACACCAAATTTGTTAAATATTTTTTGTTGTGTCTTAGAAAGGTTGTTAAATCAATGTTTGAGACATTTGAAAAAATAAAAGAATTGGCAAAGAAACGTGGAAAGTCCCTTGGTCAAGTAGAAGAAGATTTAGGATATGGAAGAAATACACTTTATAAGATAAAGAATTCCACACCTAATGCAGAACGCATTACAGAGATTGCCAGTTACTTCAACGTTAGCACCGACTACCTGCTCGGTCGCACAGACAACCCAGCGATAGCAAGTGGTGACACAATCGCAGGCTACACGTCGGACGACTTGCGTAAGATGGCAGAGAATGCCAAGACCTTTGATGGCAAACCGCTTACCGAAGAGGATATAGATGCCATCCAGAATATCATTGAAATTTACTTGAGAGGTAGATAGCCTATGACCATAGAAGACCTTGTTGACTCGCACGGCGTTACTCTCGCTTACTTTGATAATGAGCTATGGCATAGACCAGGTATCTATATCAAAGATATCAATATTATCTTTATAAATCGTGAGCTATCCGAGAACGCCAAAAAACGGGTTATATACCACGAATTAGGCCATCTGGATCATTCTGCCGAAGTCTATCGAAATAACCACGAAAAATGCGAAAATGAAGCAAACAGGCACATGATCCATAAATTGCTCGAAGAAGAGCTTGCAGCATCAGATGACCACAAGTCTTTTAATTATTTACATTTTATGCAAAAACACAAATTAAAGACGGTGACAGATGAGTTGATGGTCATTGATGAGTACTACGAATTGATAGGATGAAAATATGGACTTCAAAAAAATAAAAGATCTAGCAAAAACTGCAGTTGATAAGACCGCAGAAGGTATAAGTAAAGCTAACGATATAAGAAAAAAAGCGGCACTAGAAATAAAAATAACCTTGCCGGCAAGTAATCAGTTCTCTAGTTCTACTACTGTTCGAAAAACGGTTGATGGCCAATACTACATTGGTATGTACTCAGAAGAACCTGTACTTTACGAATTTGAAAACTTTAGTTTTTCTGGCTCTACAATTATCGAACGTACAACTACTACAGGAAAAACCAAGCAAAAAGGCAAGAAAACTAGTACACTTGCTGGTGCTGCTTTAGGCACTGCTTTAGCGCCGGGACTTGGAACGATCGTTGGCGGAATGGTTGGGGCTTCTGGTAAGAAAAAAGGAACCATCAATTCTACATCAGTTACTACACAAGAAGAAAAACCAGGATCAGCATCGGTATTACTAAGAAATATTGCAACTGGTGAAATCAAAACTATTTCAACTAAATTAACACAAGCGCAAGCAAATAATGTCGAAAGATTTTTTGAATAAATAAAAAAATCCCCACACTCTCCGACGGCAATCTTGAGTGTGAGGATCAGCATGTATAGTAAAAGGCATTAAAAAGCCCTCTTTACTATACCCATTTTATCAAAAAGTGAGGTAAAAATCAATGTGGATGGAAGAACTTGCAAACGGAAAGTATAAATTTTTTGAGCGTTACAAAGACCCTTATACTGAGAAATGGAAAAGGTTAGCTATAACACTCGATTCAGGATCAAGCAGAGCTAAGAAAGAAGCACAAAAACTACTAGATGAAAAGATAGCTGAAAAGTTACAAAGCTTGACTACTACTGATATGCTTTTCGATGACGTGTTAAGCGACTGGTGGGAACTTCATAAAAAGTCAATCAAAGCTTCTACCGAAAAAACTATGGTCTATGCGGTCAATGAAGTAAAAGAAAGTTTTGCACCAGGGATAAAAATAAAGAACATCACCGCTAAATATGCTCAACAGTATTTCACAGATTCAGAAGACAATCATATCAAATTAAAAAAACACAAATCCGTACTAAGCATGGTATTCAAATATGCTCAAGATTTAGAGTTGATTGATAGCAATCCTATCCAACGTGTCAGATTGCCAAAAAAAGTCGTCACATACGAAACTATGGAACGGATTGAAGATAAGTTTCTTGAACAAAGCGAATTGAAGCGACTCTTAAAAGCCATGAAAGAATATAACCGAGGGTATCATGTCGCTCGTATGGCTGAATTTATGGCACTGAATGGTTGCCGAGTTGGTGAAGCTGGTGCTTTAAAATTTGAAAATTATGACAAGAAAAAACGTACTATTACTATCAATGGTACTTTAGATCCAACACGAAAGGGTTCAGAGGGCGTCAAGACTACACCAAAGACCTTGTCATCTATCAGGGTAGTTGATTTGACCAATAAAGAAATTGAGATTATAGAAGAATTCATAGAGTTACACGAGTTAAGAAAGAATACTAACCCAAACTATAAAGATATGGGATTTATCTTTGTTTCATCAAGCGGCATTCCCATCCATAAATCAAGCATTGGTAAGTTGATGAAGAATGCCAATGCCACGTTAAAGAAGCCGATAAACAAACCATTGCACCCTCACATCCTAAGACACACCCTTATCAGTACGCTTGCCGAAAACAACATTCCTTTAAAAGCGATTACTCAGAGAGTTGGCCACAAAGATAATGGTAAGACAACGATGGAAATCTACACCCACGTAACCAAGAACATTAAGTCAAAAGTTGTTGATGTCCTGGATAAAATCTACAAATAGTTTGCCCCCTTTTTGCCCCTTTTTAAACAAAAAGAAAAACCGCTAGTCCTAAGAATAGCGGTTTAATTATGTTTTTAAGCTACTAATGTAGTTACTCTATTATTTAAGAGTAACAATTTGCAAATCCTATTTTCTCCCAGTATTAGTGGGTTAATTCCTCAATTTTCAACTCTGGCAGGAATTTGGTAGGTAAATTGATAATCCAAGATTATCTAAACTGTTTGTAATCTCTTCTGAAATTGTTGAATCACCTGAATAATACCAATGACTATATGTATTCAACGTGGTTGACTTATCAGCGTGTCCTAATCGATATGAAACATATAAAGTATCCTTATGTAACACATTTATAAGATAAGATGCATGACTATGTCTTAATCCTTTCCCTGTAATTTCTGATACACCAGTAATCTTAGCATGCCTTTTTATTATCCTAGAAATTGTAGACTTACACAAGGGGGTACCAAAACGTGATATTACATAATCTTTATCATCATTCTTGATTTGAACTTCTCGCCATTTTTTAAGTATTGTAATCGTAAAATCATCTAAATCAATTTTACGATTCCCTGCTACTGTCTTTGTTTGTTGTTTAGCATACCATACACCGTTTTTGTCTTTCTCAATTGTCGAATGAACATGAATCCATTTACGTTCAAAATCAATATCTTCCCATTTAAGAGCAATACCCTCACTAACTCTTAAGCCAGTCATAAAATATAACCAGATCGTCATGTAATTATGGAGTCCCTCATACTCACTAATATCAAAAGAGTTTATTACCTTCTTAAATTCATCAAATGTCCAAAATTTTGTATCAGGGTGCTTTCCTCTAGGATTATCTAATCCTTTAAAAGGAACTCTATCAATATAACCCAATCTTTCTGCATAGCCCAGACATGCTTTAAATCTAGACCACATATTTTTAGCATAGTTACTAGAATACTTGTCTATAATAGCTAAGCGAAATCTTTCACAGTCAATAGTACTAATATCTGATAATTTTTTACTACCAAATTGCTTAATAAATAACTGATGATGTGGTAAAGCGGTCTGATAAGTTACAAATTGAACTTTTTGTTGATAATATTTTAAATAAATCTCTTCCATAAACTCTCTAAAAGTTAGAAAACTATTATTAATAGTAGAGTTCACAAATTCATGTTTTAAACGAAGTATCTCTTCATAAGCTTCCTTAAAAGAATTAAACGGTAGTCCCTGTTGATTTTTCCTTCCTTTCTTTTGAATTCTTTTCCCAGTTATTGGATCAACTCCTAATTCAATTTGAAAGTAAATTTTTCCTTTTGAATCTTTGTATACACCTTTATATTTCTTTGTCTTTGATATAACCATTTTTCTCACCTTCTATATCTGAAAAAGAAATACCAATTAAATTTTCTACAATATTTTTAGGAGCAATGCCTAACCTTTTATTATCGAAAGGTGAACATCCTAATTGTACCGCATTCTTATCATTTTTTCTAGCTTCTTCAAACTTTTTTACAGCAATCTTTTTTGCTTGTCTAATAATATTTCTCGATGTGTGCTCTGGAAAACCAATCGCAACTAAATCTTTATAGTTTACTGTTTCCATGATTTTACTACTTCCTTTCTTAGATTTTTTCACCTCCATGGCATGACTGATGAAGTCATCATAAGAATTTCACTTGCTGCTCTTTTACGGTGGCAGCCTGAACGGTCAGAAGTATCATTGTATATCATTTGTATCATGGCATATAAAGTATCGCTCTATTTTATTGATGGTTTTAATATCGCTCTTATCATGGCGAGCCATTCAAAACTGCTCCACAAATGAGGAAAGTACCATTTTGGACTATTCAATTGTCAATGT